TTATTCCCAAAATAGAAAATATGAAAAAGCATAATAAAATAAATAGTTGTAACTTTTGAGAAAAAAGGTAAAAATAGTATTATGAACTTTAATAAATCAAATAGATTCGACAATATACCGTTAGTAGTTGGAAAAAATGTCCAAGAGACGGCCCAGGGTTTTTTGAAAGTTCCCGCCTATACTGCAAGGACGGGAATTCAAAAATATAGAATGGACGACGGTCGCGTTGTTAAAGAATACCGCCCGGAATCGGAAGTGTTTTCAAAAACAAGCATGGACTCGTTGGCCACGGCGGCCGTAACTAACGGACACCCTTCCGAAATGGTAAACCCGGATAACGCAAAAGAATTAATCGTTGGGTTTCCTCAAGGTGGCGTTAAAAAACACGAAGACGGTTTTGAAAAATTTCTTGGAACCGATTTAATTATTACTCATCGTTCGGCAATCGACGCTATTCGAAAAGGTAAGGCCCAATTGTCAAATGGTTATCATGTTGACCTGGCATTTGAAGAGGGCGAATACCAAAACGAGAAATACGACGCGATACAAAAAAATATTATAAATAACCATATTGCGATTGTTTGGCGCGCAAGGGGTGGCGAAAATGTTCGTTTACGTTTAGACTCAAATGACGGAATATTAATAACAGAAGAAAAATTTGATAACTTAAAAGGAGAAAAGACCATGAAAGTAAAACTTGGTGACAAAGAATTTGAAGTTGAAGATGCCTTCGGAAAAGCTTTTAAAGAGCATATGAAAAAAGGTAAGGAAGACAAAGAAAAAGACATGAACGAGCTTAAAGAAAAAGCCGATTCACTTGAACTAGAAAACGAAGTTCTTAAGTCGGGGAAAAGTAAGCTTGTAGCAAAAGTTGATTCACTTGAAAGTGACCTTGAAAAAAAGGTTAAGCCGGAAATGCCGAAAGAAAAATTCGACGCAGCGGTTAGCGAAAGAATTAACGTAATAAATGCGGGTAAAACAATGTTGTCAACGGAAGAGGTTGCAAAACTTGATTCAATGACTAACGTAGAAATTAAAACGGCAATCATTAAAGCGGACTCTCCAAAAATTGACGAAGAGAAACTTAAAAATGAATCATATGTTGATGCTCGTTTTGACCATATTGTTGAAAACTTTTCAAGCGCGGACGAAGCTAAGAAAAAATTAGCGGCGGAAGTAATTAAGAAAAGAGAAAATAACGATGGTGACGAAGACGTTTATATTTCTCCGGAACAAAAACGTTTAGACAACATGAAAACAGAACAAGAAAATTCTTTAGGCCCTATCGGCGGAAGAGAGTAACTTTTATTAATCAATAGACAGGAGTAAGAACTATGTCACAAACACAAGTACAAGAACAAGGTCTTGCGCTCAACGGTCAAAAATACGATTTGTCTCCGGACACCGTATCAAGTTACGCCGCTGAAGGTAGGGTTGGATTTGGTCGTTATGCAGTTTTAGGAACGGATAAAAATTTACAATGTAAATTACCGGCCCCGGGCGAATTAACATTAATTTTAAAAAGAGGTGTTGCGCTTCAATCTCACGCAATGGAAAACATTCAAGACGGTCTTGAACCTGGTTATGAAGACAAAAGACCATGTTCAATTATGGAGCTTGGAAAAGTTTATGTTGAATGCGAAGAGGCCGTTGTTGCAACGGACGCGGTTCTAGTTAGAACGGCAGTTGACGGCGGAAATGACCAATTAGGTATTTTTGCATCAACGGCGGGAACTGGACTTGAAGCATTACCAAATGCAAGATTCGTAAGAGGTTCGGAGCTTGTAAACGGGAAACATATTGCGGTTATTCAATTAATGTAATTGAATAGTTGTTAAATGGAATTAAATAATAATAACTAAGGATAGGAGTTTTAAACATGAAACCTAAATTTACAAAACTCGACGAAGCACCAAGAGAATACCAGGGATTTAAAAACCTGGACGAAGGCGAGTCGATATTTTTTGCGCGTGAGTTAGAACACGTTAAATCTAAAACATACGACATTAAGTTTCCTTTTTTAAAGGCAAGATTGATTTTTCCATTGGATTTTTCAACTAACGCCGGAGCGGAAACTATTACTTACGAACAATATGACCAAGTTGGAATGGCGAAAATCATTTCTAACTACGCGGACGACCTTCCAAGAGCGGACGTTAAAGGCCAAGAGTTCACTTCAAGAGTTAGAACAATTGCTTCAAGTTATGGTTACAACTATGACGAAGTTCAAGCCGCTAAAATGGCCGGGAAACCTCTTGTTACAAGAAAAGCAAATGCGGCGAAACGTGCGCATATGGTTCTTGAAAACAAGATTGCATTTTTCGGAGACGCGACTCACAACTTGCAAGGTTTCTTAACGAACCCTAACATTCAAGAGGTTATTATTGCGGCCGACGGTGTTGGCGGACTTAAAACTTTCGCTTCAAAAGTAACTACTCCGGATTTAATTATTCGTGACATTACTTCAATGTTTACAGCGGTTCACGATGTTTCTAAAGGCGTTGAGGTTGCCGACACTATGTTACTACCTCTTAACCAATGGAATCTTATTGCGAACACTCCAAGACTTTCAGGGTCGGACAAGTCGGTTCTTGATTGGGCCATGTCTAACAACCCGCATATGAAAGACCTAGTTTGGGTTGACGAAATGAAAGGTTCGGGAGCGGGCGGAACGGACAAAATGGTTGTTTATAGAAGAGACGCGGACGCGCTTACTATGGAAATTCCAAGCGAATTTAAGCAATTACCGGTTCAAGAAAAAGGTCTTGAATATGTAGTTCCTACGCACCATAGATTTGGCGGCGTGTTAATTTATTACCCGCTAAGTGTAGCATTTGCAGACGGAATCTAATTCCGAATATCTCCTTTGAATATAAAAAGAGGGCCCCAAATGGGGCCCTTTTCTTTTTGTAGAAATTAGGTAAAAATATAGTCCAATAGGAAATTATTAACGACAACAAAGGAATTACAATGTCAAAAGTATTAGTAAAATGGAACAAATCAAATGTAATGAGTGTTGGGGCCGGTCTTCCGGACGCTTCGGTTATTCAATTCATGCCAGGGGTTAACGAGTTCACAAAAGAGCAATGGGAAAAAGTTAGCGCGCACCCGGAAATTAAAAAAAGAATGGAAACGGAAGTTGTTGACCTTAAACGCGGAAAAGTTCCAATGATTGAAGTTTTAAGCGAAGTTAAAAAGTCGGACAATTCAAACGAAGGAAATGACGAAGACAACAAAGGCGGAATTGAAGGCCTAAACGTTGGCGACGCTAAGGCCCTAGTAAAAGAAACGGAAAACACTCCGTTATTAAGAGAATGGTTAGAATCGGAAACTAGAAAAGGCGTTAAGGAAGCAATCGAAAAGAAATTAGAAAAGATTGAAGCCGACCGCGAAGGTAACGACGAAAATGAAGGTTCGCAAGAATAGTTTTTTTAGCTTATAATTATAATATAATTGTCAAGGGCGGTTTTTCCGCCCTTTTTTTTAGGAGTTTTCAAAATGTTAAATTACGAATTATTTCGAAAAGTCGTTGCTCCGGAATACGCAAGCAAGTCCGATTCGGAACTTGATTTATTCGCAACCGAAGCCGAATGCGAGGTTTCCGAAACGAAATGGGGTTGTAAGTACGACCGCGCCGTTGCATTGATTACAGCGCATTTAATTGCCATGTCCGAACGTGCTAAGAATAGCGGGACGGGTTCAAGCGGAACGGGACAACTAACAAAAGTAAAAGTTGGCCAGCTCGAAAGAACATTTGACGCCGGTTCCGACGTTGAGAAAAAAGACGGTTCATATAATTTAACTATTTATGGAAAAGAATTTATTCGAATTCGTAAACAGTTACTAAAGGGCCCTATATTTGTGAGTTGCTAAAATGGCCGTAATTAAGTCGAAGAAACCAAAAACAAGAGTTATCGACCATGGTTTTAATGCCATTGTTAAAGAATTGCGCAAGCTCGAAAAGAAACCATATGTAAAAATTGGTTATCCTCAAAAAAAATCAACTACAAATGCAGAAAAAGAAACGTCCGACGACTCCGAAAGTTTTGTTACGGTGTTGGACGTTGCGTTATGGCACGAATTCGGAACCAACAATATGCCCGAAAGGTCTTTTGTTAGGGCGTCTTTCGACCAAAACCAAAAAAAATACGAACAACTTAACAAAAAATTACTGGTTAAAATCTATTCCGGCAAAATGACAGTTGAAAAAGCTCTTGATATTCTTGGCTTTACAATAGAAAATGATATTAAGGCATTTATTAAAAGCGGGGAAGTTAATCCCGATTCACAAAGAGCAATCAACGAGGGCGGTACGACTTTATGGGACACTGGCCAGTTGATTAACTCGATTACGTTTATAAAGGTAATGAACCCATGATTGATATTATAACGGGGACATATTCAGTTACACGCGCGAAGCAAGGCGGAACTTGGGGCGACGACGGTAAGTTTAAAAGAGGCGAATCAAAAGTTTTCGACATGGAAGCAAGTATTCAACCTTTAAGCGGAAACATGATTAAACTTTTACCCGAACACCGGAGAAATTCGGAATCGGTAATTATATTTTCGGAAGAACGTCTTTTTTCTTCCGATGAAAAGAGTCAAAGAGCGGCCGACATAATTGAATATGACGGCAAGTGTTTCGAAATTTTTAATGTAAAAAAATGGTCGGAATTTACGGACATTAACCATTACGAGTCTATTGCTATTATGGAAGACGGACAAGGCGGGGGAAATGAAAAGTAATACTATAATCCAGGCCTGGATTGATTATTGTAACCAGGTATTGCCGGACGAATGGACGGTTACGCGCGCGGAAGAGGTTACGGGAAAAGATGCCCCAAGACCAACGGGCCCATATTTAACACTTAAAATAATTTCTGGCCCTCGAAAAATAACCATGGACGATGAAATGCGTTTTAATGGTAAGGCCGAAGGAACTAAGAATTATAACTTGGTTGGTCAAAGAGCTTATACACTCTCCGTTAAAGCTTTTCGAGCTGGCCATAACGACGCCCTTTCGGATATTTCTACTTATTTAGACGACCCGGACTATTGCCAACTATTAAAAGAAAAGGCTTGCATTGCGATAACGAACAAAGGTGACGTCCTGGACATTTCCGGGCCATTGGACACGGGGTTTGAAGGTCGTTCGTCATTGGACATATTTTTCAATTCAAGTAATAATAAAGAAACAAATGTTGGTTTAATTGAAGGTGTCCAAATTAAAGGAGAGCTTGAAACGGATAGCGGAAAAATTATTAATACAAACGCGGATATAAACAAGGAGTAAGAATTATGTCTTTAGACTCAATTGTAAAAGTAAACATTACAAGGGACACAAAAGTTCCAACACAAAAAGGGTTTGGCGTTCCGGCGATTTTGTCAACGGAAGCAAATCTTTTACTAACAAACTTAGTTACTGAATACGAAAGTGACTCGGTTCTTGAAAGTTTAATTGCGGACGGTTTCACGACGGCAAGTCAAACTTATTTAGCGGCTTCGGCAATGGTTTCGCAATCACCTAAAATTGAAAAATTAAAGGTAATTAAGCAATCGCCAAGTATTGCACAAACCGACATTATTAACATTGATAGCGTGGAAAATGCGGCGACTTACGCGGTTACTTTTAACGGTATTCTTGTCGAATACATTTCGGACGCAGACGCAACGGACGCGGAAATTCAAGCCGGTCTTATTGCTTTACTTGCGGGAATTCCAAGCGTAAACGCGGGATTCGTTGCAAACGGAACGGACAAAATCGACATTACGGCAAGTAATGGCGGGGAAGGTTATTCGGTTTCGGTTGGTGACGCAAAACTTAGCATTACGGCGGGTGTTGCAAATAACGGCCCAGTTGAAGACTTGATTGCGGCAAGAGACGAAGACGACGATTGGTATTTTCTTTGTGATACTACTCACACGCCATTACAAGTTAAATTAATTTCGGCTTACATCGAAACTATAATTAAATTGTACGCATACCAAACAAGTGACGCGAATTCGAAAGATGAAACGGAATCAAGTTTAACACCTGGAATAATTGGAGAGTTAAAACTTCAAAACTATGACCGAACATTTGGTTTATGGGTTCCGGCCGCGGAATTAGTTGATTATAAAATTGCCGCTTGGGTTGGACTTATGGCCCCTAAAGACCCGGGAAGCGCGACTTGGAAA